GACGACGCTGACGGCAACGCGAGGTCTGTTCTCGTTCGGTAACACGCTCGGCGCGGAGATTGGCGCGACCACGAGCGAGTTGTTGATCCGCTCGGCCCACGGCACGACCAACGGTCAGTGGACAACTACAGGAGCGGGGTTGACCGTAAACCAATGGACATTTTTGGCTATTTGGATGTCCTATGCATCATCGGGCGTAAACACATCAGTCAAGGTATGGACTGCTACGACTGACACGACTCCTACTGCCTGTTCTATTACAAATACAGTCGCCCCCGTAGGTACCCCTTCCGGGAGCGCAACTTTTTATATTGGGAACAAAGGCACCAGCACGACACTCTCCTTCCAAGGAGACATTGGGAATTGCTGGTATGGCTTGCTATCAGCATCATCAGCAGAGACTAGCCCTTTCAACTTTGCGTCCTATGGCTCGCTAACCTCCAATGAAGAGGCTTGGCACTACACGAACTTTGTGTTTCCCGCTTGGCAAGGAAAGCCTTTTCCGTTTGCTGGCACAGGGATTGGGTACTCGCTTGGCGGGCGGTGGGAGATGGGCTATATAAACATGGATCACATCACAGCCCCCCGCGTTATGCGAAGGATAGCCAGCGGAACGCTTCAGACAGCCGTCACCACACTGACCGTCGATGGCGCTACAAAATCTAATCAACGCTCTCCGAACGCGGCAAACATCCCCGGTCATGTGCTGGCGCTGAGCTAACCCATGTCACTGCTACTTTTATTTCCGTCAGTATCAACCGGCCCTGCCCCGCTTGATGCATCTCCCGGCAGTTACTCTATCTCGGGTCAGGCGGCGCAGACTTTAAAGAACTCAGTGCTATCTGCCGACCCCGGCAGCTACGCGATCTCAGGCCAGCCAGCGACTACGTTTAAATCGTTCTTTGTATCTGCCGACCCCGGCAGCTATGCAATCTCGGGTCAGCCAGCGACCACACTTCGCACTACGATACTCACTGCCGACCCCGGCAGTTACTCTATCTCGGGTCAGGCGGCGCAGACTTTAAAGACGACGCTCCTATCTGCCGATCCCGGCAGCTATGCGATCTCAGGCCAGCCAGCTACCCTCGACTACGTACCCCTTGCCAAAGTACTTCCGGCGGATTCTGGTAGCTACAGTATTACGGGGCAAAATGCTCAGACTCTTAGATCTTTGATTTTGTCTGCCGACCCCGGCAGCTACACAGTCTCGGGTCAGGCAAATGCGTTCTTGAAGGGGATTATCCTGTCCGCCGACCCCGGCAGCTATAGTATTACGGGACAGGATGCCCAGACGCTGAGATCTTTACTCTTGTCCGCCGACCCCGGCAGCTATGCGATCTCAGGCCAATCCGCTCAAACTTTAAGAACGACGATCCTCTCTTCTGATCCGGGTAGCTATACGATCTCGGGACAGGGTGCTACGACGGCTTTCGGGCGCTTCTTAAATGCTGCGCTTGGAACCTATGTGTTGTCTGGACAATCTGCTAACCTTATAGTTGTCGCCCAGTATCCAAATCCATCGGATGTTCGGGCGGGTGTCGTGTATGGGCCGGGGGGTATCTACACGGGGACTATGGTGGCTGGAAAACCAATTTATGTGTTTGATGATTAACAATTAAGAGGTAGAATAATCCTATGGCTAAGTCCCCTGCATGGCAGCGAAGTGAAGGCAAGAATCCCAATGGTGGGTTGAATGCCAAAGGACGGGCATCCGCAAAAAAGCAGGGGATGAATCTCAAGCCCCCGCAGCCCGAAGGTGGTCCGCGCCGCGACTCTTTCTGCGCTCGTATGTCAGGTATGAAGAAGAAACTGACTAGCAAAAAGACAGCAAATGACCCGAATTCTCGGATTAACAAATCACTCAAGGCGTGGAACTGCTAACATGTCTGAGCCTAAACCCTCATGGTCCGGTGAGGAGCGCCGTCACGGATACACCGTCCTGACAACTCGGATGGATGTTATTCATAACGATGTGACTGATATCAAGTCCGCTCTAAAAGAGCTCACTGCCGCAATTACTAAACTTGCTCTTATCGAAGAGCGTCAAACCAAGACGTCGCAATCTTTGGACAAGATCGAAACTAGAATCTCTCGTCTAGAACACCAAATCCCTATTTATACTGCCACCGCTAAGTGGGTAGACAGAGGCGTAGTTGCGCTTGTAGCCGGGGCAGTAGTTTTTATTGCAAAAAAAGTAGGTTTGATGTAGAAGGTTCCTATGCCAAGCAAGACCAAAAAGCAAGCTAAACTTATGCGAGCGGTCGCTCACAATCCGGCTTTTGCTAAGAAAGTCGGCATTCCCATGTCTGTTGGCAAGGACTTTGCTGCCGCAGACAAAGCCAAGAAATCACCGAGGAAATCCAAGTGAAGGGTAAGAAAGACGAGAAAGACGAAGCATATATGCGCAAAGAGCGCAGACACGTTGCGGCTATGAAAAAGCACAAGGTGCCTAAGAGGATTATTCGTGAAGAAGAGGAAGAAGCGGGCGTAAAGCCCCTCAAAAAAGGCGGTTCAATCGACGGTTGCGCTCGCAAGGGCAAGACCAAGGGTAAGGTGCGATAGTGGCGGATCCAAAAAAGAATCCCGGCCAAAAAACCGGCCAGAATCCAAGCGAAAATGAAACAGCGACTGAGCCGGATCCGAAGGATTATTCCGACGACTACAATAAGCGTCGCGGAGAAGCACTAGCTCCGAAAACTCCTCCTCCTCCTCCGAAAACTTCGAAATATAAAACCGGCGGCAAGGTTCGTGGTAGCGGTATTGAGAGCAGGGGCAAGACCCGTGGGCGGTTCGTGTAATGCGAGCCTCTCGCGGTATGGGCGTCATTAGGAAGGGCGTGAGTAAGAAACTCCCGTCAGCCAAGACCCCATCAATCAAGCCGCCCAAGCCTAAGAAGACTGTGGTGAAGCGCGATGGCCCCTCGCCTGTCGGTCTTTTCTCTGGCGGCGGTAGCTGCGGAGCCAAGCGTTAATGCCGCAATATTCCGGTACGTCTTCGTTTAACCCAAACCTAAACGAAATAATCGAAGAGGCTTTTGAGCGTTGCGGCGCAGAACTGCGCTCCGGCTACGATATGAAGACGGCACGGCGTAGTCTAAACCTGCTCCTCATGGAGTGGGCTAACCGGGGTATTAACCTCTGGACGCTGGACTCTGGCACCATTGCGCTTGTGGCGGGCACGGCAACTTATAATTTGCCAATTGATACGGTTGATTTGCTGGATCATGTTATCCGTACAGGCAGCGGATCCAGTCAAATTGACATCAATATCTCCCGCATTTCTGGCTCCTCATACGCACTTATCCCTACTAAGAATGCCGTAGGACGCCCGCTTCAGGTGTGGATCAACCGCCTTTCAGGGGCTACGGATAACGACGGCAACGTCATTTATCCCACGATCACAGTGTGGCCCGTGCCCGACACGACTCAGAACTACAGCTTCGTATATTGGAGACTGCGGCGCTTGCATGATGCGGGAACTGGTGTTAGTGGTGAGGATATCCCCTTTCGTCTGATGCCCGCGCTGGTTGCGGGGCTGTCGTATTACTTGTCCATCAAGATCCCCGGCGCTGCCGAGAGAGTGACGATGCTCAAGCAGATGTATGACGAGGAGTGGGAGCGAGCGGCTGAGGAGGATCGGGAGAAAGCCCCGATTCGGTTTGTTCCTCGCCAGCAGTTCATGCGGTGAAGCGTTTCCCGTCAGAAGAAGCGTTTTTGGCATGGACTGCGGGATTTTTTGACGGTGAAGGATGGGTGGGAGTCTCGGCTAGTGGGCGGATTGGTCTACAGCGTAAAAAGCCCTACCATGTGTTGCACGTTCGCGTAGTACAGACTTCTACGGAGTGTTTAGAGCTACTTAAAGCACGTTTTGGCGGCAGTATATATACAGGCAAGCAACGCAACCATACGGCGATAATATACCGCTGGCGGATAGAAAACTGGCGTGCTATGGAGTTTCTAAAGGCTATTTATCCGTACACAGTGGTTAAACGATCCCAAGTTGAAGTCGCCCTGACGTATCCGATCATGCCCTATCGAATGCCAAGATTAACGCAGGAACTAACCGAACAGCGTATGTATGTGATGAATCATTTGCGGGTATTACGGGCAGAGGCTAAGACCTATGGCTAGTCGCTATTCGTCAGGCAAAAATGCGATTGCAGAATGTGATCGCTGCGGGTTCAGGTATAAGCTTCACGATCTGAAATATCTTGTATTAAAGACTAAACAGTCTACTATCAAGGTCTGTCAGAATTGCTGGGAACCCGATCATCCGCAATTGTTGCTTGGCCTGTACCCGGTCAATGACCCACAGGCAGTGCGGGAGCCACGTTCTGACAGATCTGGATATGCACAAAGTAGAAGCATCCAGTGGGGTTGGAACCCTGTTGGCGGCGCTCAGGCAAACGCTAGTGGATTGCTACCTGATGACTTGGTAGCTAAAGGCGTTGTTGGTACAATTACTGTAACGATCTCGTAGGAGACTTAAGATGGCAAGCATGAAGCAGGTAGCGGAAAGTGTAGTGGCACGGCACAATGCCAATCCTAAAGCACATTCCAATAAATTCAAAGCGGGTGGACCGACTTCGATGGACCGTAAGAAGTATGGCAAGAACATGGCTCGCGTGATGAACCAGCGCGGCAGCAAGCGAGGCGGCTAATATGGATAGCAAGTATAAGCAGCCCCGCTCTGTTCCGGTTGAGAATGGTTCGGGCTATCCTCAGACCGACATTGACAAGGTAGGCGTGATGGTCAAGGGACGTTGGCCGAGTGGTACGTTGACGCTCAAGCGCAATACTATGCGTGGCGGCGGCGCTGCGACCAAGGGTCTCAAGTATAGGGATATGTAATGAATTACGCTGCACTTAGTCAGGCAATTCAGGATTATTGCGAGAATACGGAAGCCTCTTTCGTGTCCAATATCCCGTTGTTTGTGCGACAGGCCGAGCAGCGTATTTACAATACTGTTCAGTTCCCCTCATCTCGCAAGAACGTAACGGGTACGTGCGCAGCAAATAGTCCATATGTGACCTGTCCAGACGATTTTCTTGCCCCGTATTCGATGGCGGTGATTAACGGGTCGGGCGAGTACAGCTACCTGATTAACAAGGATGTGAACTTCATTCGGGAATCTTTTCCTAGCCCTGCAACAACGGGTATTCCAGAATTCTACGCGCTCTTTGGTCCGCGTCCGTCTGATCCGGCAGAGTTGGCATTTATCGTAGGTCCAACGCCAGATCAATCTTATCAAATTGAACTTCATTACCTTGCCTACCCCGAGAGCATCGTCACGGCGGGTACAACGTGGCTGGGTGATAACTTTGATAATGTGCTGCTGTACGGGGCGTTGATCGAAGCCTATACGTATCTTAAAGGCGAGCAGGATCTCATGGCGCTGTATGACGGTAAGTACAAGGAAGCCCTTGAGCTTGCCAAGCGTCTGGGCGATGGTATGGAGCGGCGCGATGCGTACCGCAGCGGACAAGCGAGGGTGCCAGTAACATGATTGGTGGAATGGAAATCGGCCCAGTCCGAGTAATGACGACGCATTACCGGGGGCATACGCCTGAAGAAATTGCCCAACTAGCGTTGGACAAAATCATTTATATCGGTCAGAACAGTCATCCTATGGTGATCGCACAAGCCGAAGCGTTCAAGGATCAGATTCGTAGCATTCTCGTCAAGTACCTGACGATGGCTCAACAAGAAGAGCGCACAACGATTTGCGCTAAGTTGACCCAGAATGGGTTTGAAGAGATTGCAAAGCTCATAAACACTCTTTGAGGATTATACGATGGCTATTACTCAGGCAATGACTACCTCGTTCAAGATCGACATCTTGTCCGGATATCACAATTTCGGTACCGCGCCGACCCGCGCTACTTCTGCTGCTGATACGTTTCGTCTGGCATTGTTTACTTCGTCAGCAACATTAGATTCTACGACCACCTCGTATACGGGCACAGTTGGATCCGTACTTATGACGGGAGAAGTGAGTAATTCAGGTACTAACTATACCGCTGGCGGAAGTGCACTTACTATTTCTTCTACTCCAACTAACGGCGGTTCAGGCACAACTGCTTTTGTAGATTTCAACGACGTTACGTTTCCTTCTTCAACTATTACTGCCCGAGGAGCGTTGATTTTTAACACTACGCAATCGAACAAATCCGTAGCAGTATTGGATTTTGGTAGTGATAAAACTTCAACAGGTGGATCATTTACGATCCAGTTTCCGACTCCCGACAGCACTTCAGCGATTATTCGCATTGTGTAATGCTAATTTCAGTTGTCCGAGATTTCACTGCTCCGAGCGCACCAACTAGCGTAGTAGGTACAGCTCAGAGTGCTACCAGCATTCTATTATCATGGGGTGCTGTATCGGACTTCAGTGGTATCAGTGAATATCGTGTTGAGCGCGGTACAGATGGTACTGCGTTTACTCAAATCGGTACTTCGGCAACTACATCGTATTCGGACACGGCACTTATTTCAGGTACGCTATATTATTACCGTATACGAGCAGTAGACGGCGCAGGAAATATCGGTCCTTATTCGTCTGTCATAAGTACTCGCCCCGGCAACGCTCCACCTGTATGGAGTGCTATTCCTGCTCAAAATGTTACCGCGAGTGTTCTGTCTACGATCAACATAGCTACTTATGCTACTGATCCAGAGGGTAGTCCGCTTACATTTGGTCGAACTAATACAGTTAATGATACGGCTCCTTCGGGCGTTACGGTCTCTAGTACGGGGGTGGTCAGCGTAAGCGCCTCAGTTCCAGCCGGTACATATCAAGTAGAAGTGTTCGCGGATGATGTAGGTCAATCAACAGCCGCCTCAGATTGGCTGGCGAGATCGACTGCGCCGGGCGTCGTCTGGGCGCACGATTTCAGCTACGACGCCGAAGTAACCGCGCACTTGGGGTCAAACACTGCACAACTCACTGGCGCGCCAGTTCGGCGCGTGCTGGATTCGAGCGGCGCGTATTGCCTTGAGCAAATGTCCATCGGAGCGACACTGGCTCAAGAATTTTTGGCAGCAGGCGGTGCCGGACCGCGCACGATGATGGTTAATGACGCCAGCGACTGGCCGGCGTCTGACTTTTATTTTTTCGTT